ACGTCACAGCGTAGTCCGAGGCCCCGTAGAACCGGAAGGCCCCGCGGGCCTCCCGCGCGTTCGGCGGGCTGCTGTCGACCGGGATCAGCCATTCGGCCCGGAAGAAGTCGCCCGTGTCCGGCGTCGCCTCCTGCTGATAGAGCGCTGACCATGAGCGCGTGTCCAGGACAGCATGACGCTCACGAAGACGTGCACCGTAGCGATAAGAAGGATCGTCGTACCAAAGATAGGTCCCAGGGGCACGGCCAAGCGGGTCCCGCGGACCGGCAAGGGCAGGAATAGACAATACGTCCCAGCCATCGGGGTTCTCCTCGCTTACGAGCCCGTCGCGCTCAAGTAATCGACCAGAAAGGTCCGCTTCATGCCACCTTGTATTGATTATAATTTGGCTCGCATTGGGTATTAGCCGGTTTTCGAAGTCGTCTTCGTACCAGCCCCAGATCCGGTCTCGCACGAGCTTGCTGTCGGCGTCCTGGCGGGATCGGATAGGATCATCGACGAGCCCGAGCTTCGCGCGGAAACCCGCGATCCCGACGCCCACGCCGGCCGCCAGATACTCACGATCGTGGGTGGTGGACCAGAGCTCGACAGCAGTCTCACGTAGACCATACCCGAGGGTGTTTCCGTGATCGTTAGCGAGAGACCTAACCTTACGAGAGAATCGTTGAGCGAGTTGGGCATTGTGAGCTCCTGCGATGATGTTGCCGCCGTTCGGGTGCGCCATGAACCAGGGCGGGAACAGCACTGAGCCGTAGGTGGATTTGGCTGCACCTGGCGGCATGAAGACCATGAGCTTGCGGATGACGCCGTCCGCGACCGCCTGCAGGTGCTCGATCAGCACCCGGTGGTGCAGCTGCGGCTTGTAGCCCGCCATCTCTGTCCACGCGAGAAACGACCGGCGCGCGCGGCGCCGGTCGAGGAGGACGAGGGCGGCTTGTTGGGGGGTCACGCGCGGTCCAGGGCCGAAAGAAGTGTCTGCGCCAGTCGCTCGACAGGCGCGCGCGATTCCGGCCATTCTCTGATTATCTGGCCCAAAGTCTCGGCCAAATACTTGGAAGACACAATACCGTAGTCTCCAGCGATGAAGCGCAGCATCATCGCTGTGTCCTGCAAATCACCCATCAAGTGATCTGCAATATCCTGGATCGTGATCTCAATCTCTTTCGACAACACCATAACGTCCTCCCAACTCTACGGGCTCACTCACCCAGCACGATCTCATGCCCCGCAGCCCGCGCCGCAGCCACAGCCTTGGCGCGCGAGGACCAGTTCGTCACGGCGATGCCGTCGCGGCTGCTGACGTAGTACCAGCGGCCCTGGAAGGTCTTGCGGATGTTGGCGGTCATGGCTGCGTCTCCCGGTGTCGATGGCCTGTTGTCGCATGGATTGCGGGGTGTGTCAACAGGCGATCATTCGAGGGAGGCGAGAAGTTTGCGGGCGTCGTATTTTACGTCAAACGAATCGTCTTCGTCTCGCAGGGCGCCAATGAGAGCCTCAATCATTGAGACCAGCGCCTCGTGCGCGTTCACGGCGCGGACGATCAAAGGCGTCTCGTCTATACTGAGTCCATAGCAAGCGGGCGCGCCGTCTGCATCAATAATCGATGCTCCATTTTCAGCGCAGGACCACGGCAAATTCAGATCAACCTTCAATAACGTCATCTCGTCCACTCCCATCAATCGGCTCAATATCCGTCGCGATCCGCAGCAACTCGTCGTCGCTCACCTGGTCGGCGGATTTCTGCACGCCCTTGTGCTGCACCTGGGCGAGCTTCGGGGCGAAGTACGGCGAGCAAGCCTTGAGACAGTCGATCCGCTGGTCGAGCGTCGGATAAATCCGAAACGTCTTGATCTCGCCAGTCTCAGGGTTGACCGTCTTTTCCCACTGCTCGTCGCCGCGGCCAATAGCCAGCAAGAGCTCGTGTGGTAACGAGCCCGTGCTGGCAGCTTTCTCAACTACAGCCGCCGAGAACTTGTTAATAGTCCCCTTTGGTCTGCCGACCGGACGGCCTGTGTTCTCTCGTGGCATCTGCCCAACTTTAGGGATGATACAAAATTACCACTACCCCACTAGCACGCGCGGCGTGGGTCGGGGAAGTCAGAGCATAAAAAGGGCCAAGCATTCCGGCGGCCAGCCCTTGTCGGCAAACTCTTTCGCCGCGACTGGGTCAGCTTCCCACGCCAGCCGGTTCGCCTCACTCGCATACCGCCGCGGCGCGCCCTCGGGCTTCAGGCGGACGTGGATGCGGCACACAGGAGGCATGTTGCGGTTCGACACCGCCTCAGCCGCCCAAGCTATAGCTTCGCCCCGGTCAACAGCTCGCGCCGTGATAACGCCCGACCTCGGCGGATACACATTCGCCCACCATTCCCGCATCTCACCCTCCCCAGATCACGGCGCCCAACGCGCCCCAGAATAGCACGACCCACACGGCAGACCAGAGCCAGGCAGATACCGACACGCTCACCCCCGATAAGACGCAGCCGCGAGGGCGACGGCGAGGGACTGGAGGGCGACGATGGATGCGGCGCCGAAATCGTTGGCTCGCTCTGAGGCAGCCGCATTCATGCGCTCACGGTCCATATCGCCAAACTCTCTGGCGACTAGAACCACCACCCGCCCCGCCATCCCCGGGTCCGCCTTGAGCGTGTCCACGATGGCTCGCTCGGTCAGGGCAGGGGCCGGCAGGGGTGTGATCCGCCGGTTCAGATCCGCATTCACCTGCTGCGCGAACTGACGCGCCTCTTTGACGGCATCCTCCGCTGCCAACAGCGCGCTGATCGTCGCCGTCACGTCCGCCTGCATCTCGCTCATCATCCCATCTCCCACCCGGCCAACCCGGTTCTCTTGTGTCTCATACCGCCTTTTGTATGTCAATCCTCACATGCGCAAATTTGCCCAAGCCCAACCCCTAACGCAGGTAAACTGTCTAAAGAGATTCTATCTATCTAATGGTATATATAATGGTAGTAGGAAGTCTGGAGCCGAAACGGGTTGACCTCTGGCAAAATCGCGGTGTAAGACGTAGGGGAGAGCTACCGGAGAAAAGCCCATGGCGATGATCTCGCTGAATAAGTGCAAGGAAATAGCGGCTGGCAAGCCTGACATATCGTCAGCGCAGTTCCGGAATGCGGTCGGGACCATGCGGGCCATGTGGACCCGGGCCCGGTCGCAGGAAAGGCTCGACGACTGCATCGAGACACTGAACGCCTTGCTGGCCCATGGCGAGCCCGTGCAGCGCCGCAAGCTGTCCAAGGCGGAACTGTCAGCGATCCGGCGCGAGGCCAGCGCCAAGGCACTCGTGGCGCGATCCAGAGCGGCTTTAGCGAAGCGCCTGCAGCGGAATCGCAAGGGTATGACGACGGTAACGGACCGTCACCCAGCGATTTTCGACGCGGCTCTGGAGATGATTGAGGATGGCGAGTTGCGGTGCTTCGGAGCCATGGTGGAGAACGTGTACCCGGGTCCAGAGCCGGAAGGCGGCCGCCCGCCGGTTCGGCACCTAACTGTGGCTGCGGCAGATGCGAACGTGCCTTCTTGGGCGTTCCCGCGTGATCTTGATTGGAAGTCGAGCCGCAAGCAGGAGGAGCAGCGGATATGACCCTCGTTGGCAGCAACGCCGTGATCGACCGCCTGCGCGCGACGCCGGGCCTGTTCGTCACGAAGACCATGACCCGCAAGGGGCCGGTATACCACTATGACCGCACGCTGGAGCCGATCCCGCGCGAGGTCTGCGAGCGCCTAATAGCCAAGGGGCGCCTGGTGGCGCGCGAGGCGTCGGGGCAGGGCTGGGAACTGGCTGAGGACTGGAAATGACCGCCGCCGACCCGAACCAAATCGACTCAGGCGCCTGGGTTCGCAAGGCTCGCCGCCGGTTACAGGGCCCCGCGAAACCCCGCGACTGGAAAGTCGAGGACCTAAAACTCCTCCTCGTGTTCCGCGACCGGTTCACGCGCGACGAACTCCTGGCGGTGCTGGACATCGCCGCGGGGAAGCGATTCGACAACCGGGCCGGGATCGAGGATTTTCTGCGAATTCTGGCCGCACATATCGACACGATGGGAGATGTGAGATGACGACGAATCGAAATCAAGACCTGCGGACGGCGCTGGAGCCGACAGAGCGTCAGCTTCACGCGGCAATGGACGCTTTCTATCCCGGTGAGGATTGGCGGGCCGATCTTGGCTGCGCCCTTGAAACGTCGCTTCGGGACATGCGCGCCGCCCTGATCGCAGCAGGCACCACCGCCCAGGCACCGGACAAGGCGGCCGAGCGGGGGGGGGGGCTGGGCGAAACCAGCGACCAAATATTCGACAGACTGCGAATTGAGCACATGGTTCGCGAATGGTGCGAGCCGCTGTCTAAAGGTCCGCCCGGCACGAACTTTGTCGATGGCCTGATCGGAGTTCTGCGGCTGCGGTTCAAGCGCATCGACCCCCAATACCGCCCGACATCCAAGGCTGCACGCGCGGCTTACGAGGCCATCGCCGAAGCGCGCGGGATCACCAAGGACTGGGCTCCCGCAACCCAATCAAAGGAGCCCCGCTCATGAGCAAGTGGGAAATCGTCATCGACGGCTGCGGCGGGCTCTTTTTTAATTATCGCGACCAAGCAGAGGCTTACGCCGACAGCTTCTTAAGCGGCAGAACCTTTCTTTTTCGCGAGATACAGCTTTCGGAGAATTACGATGTCTAAGCCAGATCACATGATCCTCGCCCCCCAGCCCACCGGGACCGAGGCGAGCCGGGGCGACCGGATGATGCTGGCAGATGTGATTGCCGCCCTTGACGCCGCCCAGATCCAAGAGTGCCACGTCGACGGCGACAAGGCCGATGTCATCACCGCACCGCCCGGCAGCAATTGCCTCAATGAGCACCGCATCATCGCAAGATGTGCGACCGGCGATCTGTGGCGCAAGCAAGCCGTTGCCATCGCTAAAGCGCTGAATTTCGCCCGTTCGCTCGCCGCTACCCCCACGCCGCCCCTCTC